CAACGATAAACTCGACACGGCGGGCATTGCGCTAGGCAGCGCCGCAAGCCCAACGCTCAAATTTACCGGCGACCCCAACACTGGCATCTACAGCCCTGGTGCAGACCAACTAGCGGTCAGTACAGGCGGCACGGGACGGTTGTTTGTTGATGCCAGCGGGAATATTGGGGTTGGGGCAAGTCCATCGGTAAAGCTATATGTCTACGGTGCATCCGCATCAAATGAAATTAGGAGTGACAATGGTTCTGTCACTTCACAGTGGTATCAAGATCCAAATGGTTATGGCGTATTTGGCACTGTGTCAAATCATGCCCAAGTATTTCGCACCAACTCCACCGAACGCCTCCGCATCGACTCCAGCGGCAACGTGGGGATTGGGACTAGTGCGCCTGCGGCAAAATTACAGGTAGCAACAGGAACCAACGACTATACAGCAGCGGCAAATACGCTTGCAGTAGTTGGTCCAAGTGGTACCGGACTATATATCGGAACTCATTATGACGGGTCTGGCGCAGGCACTGATCTTGTCGCTCGTGGTTACAGCAGCACGATGGGCGACTTTAGATTTATTTCGTTAAACGGCTCGTACGCTTCTCCGACGGAACGTTTGCGCATCACCTCAGCAGGGCTCGTAGGCATAGGGACTAGTAGCCCTAGCGCAGATCTACATGTAGCGGGCACCAGTATTTTATTTAGGGGAGGTGCCGGTACTGTATCGCGGTCCTTAGAGCTAGGATCTGTTGCCTCGGCGGGTGGTACGTCAACTTCAGATATACTCTTGGCGACTTATGGTGGAAATAACGGGTCGCGTATCCGTGGAACAGGCAGTTACGATTTTAACGCTGGAACAGCGATTACATTTGGCACATCCCCAACATCTGGAGGGGGAATAGTTGATCGCGTAACTATCAACTCCGCAGGCAATGTAGGGATTGGCACTACGAGCCCCACCACGCTGCTAGATGTAAACGCTGACACCGTGCGAGTGCGCACCGCCCGCACACCAGCATCCGCATCCGCTACCGGCGCTACCGGCGAAATCTGCTGGGACGCCAACTACATCTATGTCTGCACCGCTACCAATACCTGGAAGCGGTCAGCTCTCTCTACCTGGTAATCCCATGACCACTACCACTGTTTGGAACATCGCCCAGCTTGAACGTCACACCGCTGACGGCATTGTCTACACCGCCCACTACACCGTAGATGCCAACGACGGCACCTACTCCGCTGGCGCATACGGCTCCGTCGGCCTGGAACAACCCGACCCAGACCAAATCATCCCCTACGCCAACCTCACCTCTGGCATTGTCATTGGCTGGGTAAAGGAGCGCATTGGCGGCGCCGACAAGGTAGCGGAAATCGAAGCGGCTCTGCAAGCACAACTCGATGAAAAACACGCACCGAGTAAAGCTATGGGCCTGCCTTGGGCTAACTGATGGCGTATTCCCCTTGGTATGTCGAGCCTGATTACTGGCTAACTGGCTACGCCGAGGGCGACGGTTTCCTGCAACTTAACGCAGAGCTGCAAAAGGTTGCACCCAGTGCCGTCATTGAGCTATTTCAGCTAGAGCTTAATGCAGCGCAACATGGCGTTAACGAAACCTACTACTTCCACGCTGGCGTTAATGCAACCAACAGCGGCGACATCGTCTGGAATGGCCAAGCGTATCTAGCCTTCCCAATTGAAGCAATAGATTTTGCGTACAACGGCACCGGTCAATTGCCGCGGCCCAAAATGCGTGTCAGCAATATCTTTGGCACCATCACAGCAATTTTGTTATCCCTACCCGATGGTTTGCTTGGCGCTAAAGTTACTCGCGTTCGCACGTTGGCACGCTATATTGACGGCGTTAACTTTCCCGGCGGCACCAACCCTCTTGGCACGCCAGATCCTACGGCAGAGTTCCCGCGGGAAATATATTACATCGACCGCAAAGCATCAGAGAATCGTGATGTAGTTGAATTTGAACTTGCGGCAGTGTTCGATCTAGCCGGCATTCGAGCACCTAAGCGGCAGTGCATCGCTAATATCTGCCAATGGGTTTACAGGTCAGCAGAATGCAGTTATACAGGCAGCAGCTACTTTGATCAAAACGACAATCCCGTTGGCACGTTAGCTGCTGATGTATGCGGCAAGCGGCTTAGCAGTTGCAAGCGACGCTTTGGTGAGTTTGGTATATTGCCATTTGGTAGCTACCCAGGCATTGGCACTTTCTTCTCATGACCTGGCAAGATGACGCACTAGCCCACGCAAAGGCTGAAGATCCCCGCGAGGCGTGTGGGTTACTGGTTGTAATCAAAGGACGCAAGCGGTATCGGCCATGCCAAAACCTAGCAACTAGCCCCGATCAGTTCTTTGTGCTGGCGCCTGATGACTGGGCCGCTGCCGAGGATGCAGGCGAGATCATCGCCGTGGTGCATAGCCATCCCATAACGCCACCTACGCCATCACCTGCAGATCGCGCCGCCTGCGAGGCCAACGGCCTGCCCTGGTACATCGTCAATCCAAAGACCGAGCTATGGGGCGACTGCACACCATGCGGCTTCAAGGCGCCACTTATCGGCCGTGAGTGGGTGTTTGGCGTGCATGACTGCTGGACATTAGCCCGCGACTGGTATGCGGAGAACGGCATCGCCCTGCGTGACTGGGAACGCTGCGCCAGCCCTGAGCAGTTCCAGGCAGAGCCATACTTTGACCGCTGCTGGAAACAGACCGGCTTCCGCGAGCTGGAGGAGGATGAGGAGCTGGAACCTGGCGACGCATTGCTCATGGCCATCAGCAGCACTGGCCTCAACCACGTGGCCGTCTACCTAGGCGATCAAACTATCCTGCACCACCTGCAAAGCCGCTTGAGTAGCCGCGACCTTTATGGCGGTTGGCTACTAAAATGTACAGGAAGGAGGTTGCGTCATGCTGCGTAAGATCAAGCTGTACGGCAAGCTCGCAACGTTCATCGGTCATCGCGTGCTCGAAGCGGATGTGGCTACTGCCGCCGAAGCAGTGCGGTTTTTGCTGGCCAACTGGCCGGAGCTAGAGGCGCACATGAGCGACCAGCACTATCGCGTCAGCGTTGGCACCTACGACATCGACCTAGAAGAGCTGCATCACCCTGCTGGCGCAGCACCCATTAGTTTCGTTCCAGTGGTAAGCGGGGCGGGAGCTGCAGGGCGAATCATTGCTGGTATTGCTCTAGTTGCATTTGCAATTTTGTTTGCACCCGCCGGGGCCCTAGCTGGGGCAGCGTTTACCTTGGGAGCACAAGCCGTAACCGTTATCGCAGGCATTGGTATCAGCTTAGTGCTTGGCGGCGTAGCGCAGTTGCTTACGCCTGTTCCTAAAGTGCCGCAAGGGGCTAATGCAGAAGACGACCCACGCAAAAGCTACAGCTTTAGCGGCATCCAAAATACCAGTCGCCAAGGCGTGCCCGTGCCAATTGTTTACGGTGAAACGATTGTGGGTTCCGTGACGATCTCTGCTGGTATTGACACCGTGCAGGTGGCCGCATGACCAAGATTGCTGGTGGTGGTGGCGGCGGTGGCGGCAAAGGCGGCGGTGGTGGTGGTGCAACTCAGCGGGTGCCAACAGAAGAACGCGACAGCTTAAATTCAAGCCAATATATAACTGTTGTAGATTTGCTTAGCGAAGGTGAAATTCAAGGATTAAAAAATGGTCTTCAATCAATCTTTTTAGACAACACCCCGTTACAAAACCCTAACGGTACGTTTAATTTTCAAAACGTTATTGTTTACACTCGCAACGGAACGCAAGCTCAGGATTTAATTCCTATTGCATCACAAGTTGAAGATGAAAAACTCGTTTCTATTGCTGTTCAACAAGCAACTCCTATAGTTAGAACAATCACAGATGTAAACGTTAACGCCGCCCGAGTTACAATAACAGTCCCGCAATTGCAGCGATTTACGGACGAAGGCGATATTGTTGGCGCTAGCGTTAGACTGCAAATTGCAATTCAATACAATGGCGGTGGTTTTACAACAGTCATTGATGACACAATTAGCGGGCGCACACCAGACGCATATCAACGCGATTATTTAGTTAACATTGCTGGCGCATTTCCTGTAGAGCTGCGCGTCACACGCGTTACGCCAGACAGCACAAGCTCAAAGCTAATTGATGCCTTCAATTGGACATCATACACTGAAATTATCTACGCTAAATTGCGCTACCCCAACAGCGCATTGGTGGGGTTACGAGTAGATGCCGAGCAGTTTAACTCTGTGCCGCAGCGTTCTTATCTGATACGCGGCATCAAAGTTAGGATTCCAAATAATGCAACCGTAGATTCAACTAATGGCCGGTTGACATATGCCGGAATATGGAACGGCACATTTGGCGCTGCGCAATGGACTAGCGATCCAGCTTGGATTTTATTTGATTTATTGACCAGTACTCGCTACGGATTTGGCAATCACATCCAAACAGCACAGCTTGATAAATTTGCATTTTTCAGCGCATCACAGTATGCATCTGATCTGGTGCCAGATGGTTTTGGCGGCCAAGAGCCTAGATTTTCCTGCAATGTAAACATTCAAACCAAAGAAGAAGCGTACAAGCTAATCAACGACATGTGCTCAGTTTTTAGAGCAATGCCGTTTTACAGCATTGGCAGCCTTACATTGTCGCAAGATCGACCGGCTGATTCTTCCTACCTGTTTACGCTTGCTAATGTTAGCCAAGAAGGTTTTAGCTATAGCGGCAGCAGCTTAAAAAATCGGCCTAATGTTGCCGTAGTAAGTTACCTTGATATTCCTAGTCGCAACATCGCGTATGAAGTGGTTGAGGATTATGAAGCAATTGCTAAATATGGTGTAGTTACAACTGAAATTTCTGCATTTGCTTGCACATCACGCGGGCAGGCATCACGCATTGGCGAATGGTTGCTGTATTCCGAGCAGTATGAAGGTGAAACATGTTCCTTTATTGCATCTATTGATGCTGGCGTGCAAGTACGACCTGGGCAGATTATTGACATCAGTGATCCAGTGAAAGTCGGCAGCCGACGTGGTGGCCGCATCGCCGCTGCAACTACTACTGAAATTACCGTAGACAATAGCGATGGGCTGCCCGCAACAGGCGGTAACTTGTCGGTAATTTTGCCCAGTGGCACAGTTGAAAGCCGCAATGTAAGCAGCCGAAGCGGATCTGTTATTACGGTTTCAGCAGCTTTTACAGCCGCGCCAAATGTAAATAGCGTATGGATTTACCAGACAAATGATCTGCAAACTAGCCAGTGGCGTGTTATTGCTGTAAGCGAGCAAGATGGCAGCCAGTATGCGGTTACGGCACTGTCTTACGATGCTAGCAAGTATAACTACATCGAGCGCGGGCAACCGCTTGCGCCACGGGATATTACGAACCTAAATGTAATACCACCATCACCAACAAACCTGACGGCTACTGAAGTTATTTACGAAAACAATGGCCGAGTTTTGGTTAAAATTATTGTTAGCTGGCAGCGTGTAAATGCAGTTAATCAATACAGAATAAGGTATAGAGAGCAATTTGGCAACTGGGAAAGTTTCACGCTAGAACGCAGCGACTATGAAATCCTAGACACTACTAACAGCCAATACGAGATACAAGTTTACAGCTTAAATGCTGCGCTGCAACAATCTGTACAACCTGCAAGCCTACTATTCCAAGCAGTCGGCAAAACTGCAGTGCCGGGTGATGTGCAAGATCTATCAATCGAATCAATCAGTGCCAACAGTGCCCGCTTGAGATGGGCGCAAACTGTTGATCTAGACGTAAGGATTGGCGGTCGCGTACACATTCGCCATAGTAACCTAACTGATGGCACCGGCTCATGGAGCAACAGCGTTGATCTGATCCCTGCAATTGCGGGCTACAACACCGAGGCCATCGTGCCATTGGTAGAAGGCGAAATTATTGTCAAATTTGAAGATGACGGTGGCCGCCAGTCAGCCGGTGAAACCAGCGTCATCATGGATTTTCCAGATGCACTGGGGCAGTTCTTGGTTCGAGCACGCCGCGAAGATGCGGATGTGCCGCCATATCAAGGCAACAAAACAGATGTTTTTTATAGTGCTGACCTAGACGGCCTAACACTTGATGGCAGTGCATTATTTGATGCCATTGCTGATGTAGATTTGATATCAGCGTTTGACTTTATGGGCGATATATTAGCCAGCGGCGAATATGAGTTTCTTGATACGCTTGACCTTGAGAACGTTTACGCTTTGGATTTGCAAAGGTATTTTGTTACTAATGGCTTTTACCCTAATAGTGCAATCGATAGCCTGCTGGAGCTTATTGATCTATGGGATGACTTTGATGGCGCCATCATTGACCAAGTAAACGCTAAATTGTACCTGCGGCATACGGACGATGACCCAAACGGTTCGCCTACTTACACTCCATGGCAAGAATTTGTAAACGGCACCTTTAAGGGCCGCGCATTTCAATTTAAGGCTGAGCTGCAATCTTTTAATACTTCACAAAATATTGTTGTTGACCAGTTAGGGTATCGGGCAACTTTTCAGCGCCGTCAAGAGCAAAGTGCTGGGCCAGTATCCAGCGGCGCTGGCACTGCAACCGTAGCTTACGATCATCCGTTCTTTACCGGCACTGCAACGCTTGGTGGCTTAAACGTCACGAGGCCAGCGGTTGGCATTGTGGCGCAGGACATGAACAGCGGTGATTATTTCCGCGTTACCAACAGCACCGGGCCCAGCTTCCAGGTTACCTTCTTCGACAGCACCAACACTCCCGTGAGCAGGAACTTCTTGTGGAATGCGGTAGGATACGGTAAAGAGGCGTAAGACCGTATGGCTCAAGCAGATTATGTGGTTGCTAACGGCACAGGCGCTGCGGTACGCAGTGACCTAAACGGGCAGCTTGCCGCGATCGCCAGCAACAACAGCGGCGTAACCGAACCCAGCACCACCTACGCCTACCAGTGGTGGGCGGATACCACCACGGGCTTGTTGAAGATCCGCAATGCTGCCAACAATGCGTGGATCACCATTGGCACGCTTGCTGATGCGAACCTTGGGCTGCTGAGCCTTGCAGGTGGCACACTAACTGGTGCGTTGTTGGTGGATGACAGCGGCACGGCTGCATTGCCTGCCATTGCATTTGACGGTGACACCAACACTGGCATCTTCCGCCCCGGCGCTGACCAGTTCGGCATTGCAACTAACGGCGTCGAGCGCGTGGAGTTTGGCAATACTGAGGTGGTATTCAACGATGGCGGCGATGATATTGACTTCCGCGTTGAAGGTGACACCAACGCAAGCCTGTTCAAGATTGATGCCGGCTTGGATGAGGTGCAAGTCGCCAACCTCAACGGCGGCCCGCTGGCTGGCTTCCGCAATGTCATTATTAACGGCAACTTCGACATCTGGCAGCGGGGGACGAGTTTTACGGGGAGTGAGTTTGGCGCAGATCGGTGGTTTAATGACCGCGCCGGCACTACGCAAACTGTAACTCGGCAACCGTTTGCGCTAGGACAAACTGACGTACCGGGTGAGCCTACCTATTATCACCGTACCGTAGTTAGTTCCGTTGCGGGGGCCGCCAATCGTTCATTCTTGCATCAATTCATCGAAGATGTACGCACTGTTGCTGGGCAGCAGATAACTATTAGTTTTTGGGCTAAAGTTGATGCTACTAAAAACATTAGCGTAGATTGCCGCCAAGACTTCGGCACTGGCGGATCTCCTAGCTCAGCCGTTGTAAGCATTGGCGTTACCAAGGTATCCATTGGCACTAGTTGGCAAAAGGTAATAGTTACAACAAGTGTGCCGTCTATAAGTGGCAAGACACTTGGCACCAATAACGATAGTAAATTACAATTAAGAATTTGGTTCGACGCCGGCTCTGACTATAACGCCTTAACCGACTCCCTCGGCCAGCAATCCGGCACCTTCGACATCGCCCAGGTGCAAATCGAACCCGGCCCTGTCGCCACACCATTTGAGCAGCGGCCGATTGGGACTGAGCTGGCGTTGTGTCAGAGGTATTACGAGATTCTGTCTTCCCGTCTACTTGGCACTGGTTCATCAGGAACTTCAAACGTTATGTGGTCATTTAAGGCAACGAAGCGGGCCGCGCCAACAGTCACGTTAGTGGGATGCACTGGAGCGAGTAACGATATTGGCATTGATTCAACCGGGCTGTTTGTAAATAATAGTCAGGCTATTTTTGGCATTGGAACAAGCGCATCTTCGGAGCTTTGATTATGTATCAACTAACCACCAGCACCAGCATCATCCGCCTTTCTGATGGCGCGTTCATCCCCAATGACCCCGGCAACCGCGACTACCGCGACTACCTGGAGTACCTAGAAGCCGGCAACACCCCAGAGCCTGCTCCACCACCACCGCCGCCTTCCCCCAGCTACGCCGCCTTCTGGGATGCGCTGCTGGCCAGCACGGTCTACGGCTCCATCCGCACGCAGTCGATGGCAAGCCTGCCAATGAACACCCTGGCGACGGAGTTCATCGCGCTGCTTGGTGATGCAAAAGCCGGCCGCCCCAACGAAGCCGCCATTCAGGCCAGCATGTCAGCCGTGTTCGCCACTGGCACCTTCACCACTGCCGATGCCGAGGAGTTCACCGACGCGCTAGCGGCTGGGTTGTTGGATGACATCTACACGCTGACCTAGACTGGCATCATGGCGATCTCCCCCGGCCAATACAACTTCCCTCTGCAACGCCGGGCGGATCACAGCATTACGCTGGAATTTGATGACAGCACTGGCGCATCCATCAACCTAACCGGCTGGACAGTTGCCGCCCAGGTGTGGAACCAGGATCGCAGCACCAAGTACGCTGACTTCACCGTCACCTACACCAACCGCGTCACCGGCACCATCGCCATCGCGCTAACTGACGAGCAAACCGCCACGCTACCCAACGAGGTCTACTACGACGTACTACTCACCAACCCCAGCGGCTTGAAAGAGTATTACCTTGAAGGCATCATCTACGTCTCAGAGGGTTACACGGCATGACCTCTGTAAACGTCACCGCCGTAACTAACACGGTCACCGTCACCGAGGGCGACACCACTGTTGTCACTGTCACCACTGCTGGCCCCCAAGGCCCCGGTGGCGGCGGAGGCGCAGCAGCCTACGTCCACACGCAGTCAACACCTGCCACTACTTGGACCATCAACCACAACCTCGGCTTTCGCCCATCAGTGGAGCTGCTCGATTCCGGCAGCCAAGAGATCGATGGTGACATAGCACATCCGACAACCAATCAAACCGTTGTTACACTGAACCCAGCAACTGCTGGGCTAGCTCGCCTTATCTGACATGGCACGCAAGTTTTTCACAGATCTGGACCTGCAAAGTGTCTCAAAGGTCATCAACGTTCCGACGCCTTCGGCTGCTGGTGATGCAGTACCCAAGTCGTATGTGGACAGCGCCGTTGAAGGTTTGGCGTGGAAAGATTCGGCGCGGGTTAGCACCCAAGGCAATATCAACTTGGCCAGCCCTGGCGCCACCATCGATGGCATCACGATGGCCAGCCAGGATCGCGTCCTGGTGCGCAGCCAAACCGCTCCAGCCGAGAACGGCATTTACGTCTGGAATGGGGCCTCCACCACAATGACGCGGTCGCTGGATGCGTCCACGTTTGCAGAGCTGGAGCAGGCCGTCATCAGCGTCGAGGAGGGCACCGATTCTGACAGCAGTTTCCGTCAAACCGAAGTCAACGGCACCATCGACTCCAGTGCCGTCACATGGGGCGCATTCGGCACCAGCGCACCCAGCGCCTCGGAGAGCACTGCTGGCATCGCTGAGCTGGCCACACAGGCCGAAGTTGACGCCGGCACCGATGACGCACGGATTGTCACCCCGCTCAAGCTGGCCAATTACAGCGGTCGGCTGCGCAAGCACGTTGCCAGCTTCGGTGACGGCAGCGCCACTAGCTACGTCATCACCCACAACTTCAACACTCGTGACGTGACGGTAGCCGTGTTCCCCAACTCCGGCACCTACGACGATGTGGTGGTTGATGTGGGCCGCACCAGTGTCAACGAGGTAACCCTGGTATTCGCCACCGCACCTGCCAGCAACGCCTACCGCGTCGTTGTGGTTGGCTAATGGCTAGGCAGTTCCTGACCGACATTGAACTCGGAGCGCAGCGAGAGTTGCGCTTTGAGGATGCTGACTCGTCGGCTTACGTCGGCTTCAAATCGCCTGCAACCGTCACCACTAACCTGGTCTGGACGTTACCCGCCACAGATGGCACCACCGGCCAGGTGCTCAGCACTAACGGCTCTGCGGTGCTGTCGTGGGCAACTGCTGGCGGCGGCAGTGCCACCGTTGATCCTGTTATCGCTGGAATGATCTTCTAATGGCTGCTCCTAACCTTAAGAACCCAACCTACATATACGGCAGAACTGCCCGGTATGCCGTTACCACATCGCTGGGTAATGCACTGGCAAATAGCCCATCAAGCGGCAAGGTATTCAAGATCAACAGCATTTTCTGCGCCAATGTGGATGGCACTAATGCTGCTGACATTAGCGTTACCATTTACAACGGCACCACTGACTTCTACCAAGCCAAGACGATCACCGTACCTGCTGATGCCACGCAAATCATCAGCACGAAGGAAACATATTTCTACCTAGAAGAAGGCGATTCTATTCGTGCAGTGGCCAATGCTAACGGCGACCTAGAGCTGATCATTGGTTATGAGGACATCTCATGATCGGTTTTAATGGCGGGTTGATTGGTAAGGACAGACCCTACGGACAGACGGCGGGCAGCCCCGGCGTATGGACATTGGATGAAACATTGCCAACTAGGCGCAAAGTGATTGCATCAGGTGGAGCAGTATCTGAATTTATAGATCTAGTTGACGGTTTTGTATACAAATTACATTCATTCACAAATACTGGCGACACTCCGTTCATTGTCACCCAGGGCGGTGTGTGCGAATACTTAATCATTGGCGGTGGATCAGGCGGCAGCGGCGGAACAGCTAATGTCAAC